AATAATCAATGTTGTATTCTTTAGCAAACTTATCTCCCACAATAGCTGAGATTACAGAAACTGAAGGTGGGATTCCATAGAAAGTATGATTTGGGCTATAAACTTTAAAATGCAAAATTTCATTGGGTTTGGGGTCGTCGCCAATTGGGTCTTTAGTCTCAGAGTCGCCAAAGTTCCTAAAGAAAATAGCAACGCGATTCGCTAGCTGAACGTATCCATCTCGTTCCTTCCTAACTCGCATAAGGCGACTAGGGATATGTCCAACATATCCAACTTTACCAGAGTTAGTGCGACCAATTTCCATGTATCCGTTTCCAGTTACAAGCATATCGGTCCAAATTTTAACCATTGTCTCAGTAAAAGTTTCTTCTTCATTGAAAGACTCAAAAAGAAGTTCAAGACGATCCTGCTCAGACTGATGCATATTGCGAATACGGTCTGCTTTCTCGGCATTGGTGGCAGATCTAGAAACTCTTTTTTCTGCCTTGGTTGTGGGCTTCCAGTTAAAGCCAAGTCCAACTGTATTCATAACACGAGCATCAACAGTTGCATGCAAGAATCCACATTCATCATACAAAGTTGACAAAGTATCTAAATCATATGGAGGTACAGTTACATTAAATAATCCATATCCATCAATATTTAAAGGATCTGAGTATTTACTTTCTGCACCCTCAACGCCTACTAATCTCTTAATAAGACGTTGAGTTTTTTTAGACTGTCCAGATGCATCAACGCGACGAAAAGGGTCAGAACTGACCTTCTCCATTTGCGGCTGAATTAAATCAATATCAATTTCCGGCAAATATACTACAGTATCCTGTGACTCATCTACTAGCGAAATTTCATGTTTCATTATTTAAGGCCCCTCATTATCTGTCGAGCGGCTTCTGCTTCATCTGGTATCAAGCCATTAGCAAAGCGCTCATTCTGTACATCATATTCCATGTCAGAAACTTGCCTTCTTCCAGGCATCCACTTAGGCTGTCCAGTTGCGTCACCCATATAATGAATTACAGCTTTTCTCATTCTAGCTTCTACGTTTTTATCGCCAACTCTTCCATTTAGTGAGAGAAATCGTTCTCCATCTCCTAAGCAGCCACCCTCAGGCATCTCCCAAAGGCATACTCCATATGGAGAATCAGACTGAACTTCAGTAGTTTTAGGTGCAAAGTTATTCATATTAAGTCAATCCTATCATATTTTCTATGAAAAGCCAAAGTTTTTTATTGTTTTTTAGATGTTTTTACTGGTTTTAATATAAAAGTGTGAACAGTTTGACATTCATCACAGTAAATATTGATACTAAAGCGTATAGTGGTCTTTTTAGTATCCATCTCTAATTGCTCATCGCACTCATATGAGATATATGTTGATTTCATCAATTGTCCCGCTCAAAAAACCAGTGATAAGTTAACCAGCCCCAAAAGGCCCAAAGAATAGAAGAACTTAAATTGTCTTGATTTAAACTCTTTATAACATTAGACAAGGTTGCACGTTTTTTAGTTCTATGAACAAAAATATCATAGGCAACTACTAAACAAATTAAACCCCACCACTCATATGGAAATGTGCGTTTAAACATATCCTATATCATAGCACTAATCACATTTAGAGTAAACAGTACCGTCAGGAAGATAAGCTACTTCACAGGCTCCCTGATGAATTACCTCAACACCATCTTCATATGTATCATCCTGCTCGTCAATGGAAGATAGAACCTGCTCATGGCGAGACTTATCTCTGTAGATAGTTACGCCCTTGCATCCCATTGCATAGGCATTACGATACAGCCTGTCTGTCTGAGCAATACTATAGTTAGATGGAGCATTGGTTGTCTTGCTAATTGCCGAATCTGTCCATCTCTGAATAGCGGCCTGAACCTTGACATGCTCATCTGGATCTAAGTCTTGTGCGGTAACACAGTAATCTGGCAGGTCACTAATCTTCAAACCTAACTCTTTAAGAGCTGGCACGACCTCAACATGGACACCTAACCTTGATGTGCGAGTATACTGCCAAGAATAATATGGCTCTATACCCGTAGATGTTCCCATCATCGTGCCTGTGGTCCCTGTGGGGGCCTGTGTGAGCAAGCAGACATTACGTATCCCGTGAGTCCGAACTCGCTCACGCACAGAAATTGGCATGGCCTCCATAAATCCAGAATTTAGCATTCTCTCGTCATACATAGAGAAAGCACCTTTTTCCATTGCAAGGTTTACGGAAGTATGATATGCCTGCTCAGCAATAAACTGATACAAAGTATTTATAAAAGATACAGACTCATCTGACCCATACTTAATACCCAGACGCAGCAAAAGCTCACCTAGCCCCATAGTTCCTAATCCGATACGTCGGTTGCCTCGGTGATTAACTTCAATCTCCGGCAGGTGATAGTTATTAACATCAATGACATTATCCAAAAATCTTACTGCAGTTTGAATAACAGAAGTAAGCATAGCCCAGTTCATACCAACACCACTTGCAGATATAAACTTGGATAGGTCAAGCGCACCAAGCGTGCATACACCGTATGCCTCTAGAGGCTGCTCTCCGCAAGGATTGGTGGCAACAAGCGGAGCAAAATACCAAGAATTAGACATCTTATTACTACGCTCAAGAAAATGTAGTCCGGGTTCCGCAGAAGCCCAAGCAGACTCAATAAGAAGACTCCAGATATCACGAGCTTTTACAGTATCGTAGACTCGAACGGTTCCACCATCTTCTTGCCACTGCTGGAGGTTACCAGTCCATTTTTCGTCATAGATAGGATCCCCTGTTTCTGGGAACACTAAATTCCAGTCTCCATCAGCATCTAGGGCTTCCATAAAAGCATCTGAAATACAGACACTCATGTTTGCATTCTCAAATGCTCCAGCGGTTCTCTTGGCCTGAATAAACTCAAATACATCAGGGTGCCAATCATCAATCATAAGCATCGTCGCCCCACGACGAGAACCACCCTGCTCAATTAGTCCTGTAGACAGATTGAAGATTTGCCCCCAAGATACTGCGCCAGAGGAAATGCCATTAACTCCCTTAACGTGAGCATAGCGAGGACGCAAAGAAGATAGATTGATTCCAACTCCTCCACCACGGCTATGTGTCTCAGCCATTTCTTTGGCTCTGTCAAATACTCCGGTGCGAGAATCTTCAGCACCCGGCAATACAAAACAGTTTTGCAAAGTCAAAGTATCTAAACCTGCGCCAGCAAGGATGCGTCCACCGGGAATAAAATAATCCAACAAGATACGATAGAAATCATCTTCAACATCTTGCTGTATCTCAGGCTTCTCACACGAAGCAAGAGCATTGGCAACACGCCGACGAACTTGAGCAGGCTCTGTCTCCAGAGGTCGAGAAATAAGGTCAAAGTCCTGATAGATTTCTTCACCGTTATAAAGCATAACGACTGCGCCCTTAGCGGTAATTTCAGTCACCCATCCAACATCTTTCTGGGGGAACTTAGGGTCTTTCTTGGTAATGACTAAAACTAAATCGTCAATAGCGATATCACCCTTAAGTGCCTTCTTTGTATATCTATCAAGAAAAATCTTATATCCTTGATATCCCGATTTTGCAAAAAGGGCTGGTATTGCTAGGGTTCGAATTGTGTCAGTCATTTTAATCTCCTTCAGATTTAGTCGGGCGAGCGCCCAGAGCGAAACGTGTATCTACCTTATCACATCGGAGACACCGAAACAAGACCCTACATTGGGATTTGAAGAAGATTATTTAGCAACGGGCCGCCAGTCACAATGCGAGTAACTGACATCATTGTATGGATGTTGGAAAGACTCTTTGCCCGGACTTCCGCCCCACTTACTAATGTAATACCCCTCATTATCTCCAGAGATTGCAGGAAAAATATCAATAACCTCAACAAGAGAATTTTGAGTCGCAGAGCCATAATGATAATATGGAGCAGAGGCGATATTGAGAGCTTTCTTGCCAGCCAATGCAATTCTATAATGATAGTCATTATCTTCATAATAAGCTGGAGCAAAGTTTTCATCAAAGAGCCCCACGGTAGAAACAATATCGGGGCGAATCATAAAGCATGAAAAGTCCGGGTGCTCTGTATAGTCGATTAGGCTATTGGCATAGTCTAAAATTAGATAAGGGTCATCTAGAAAACTATGAACATTGCATCCAGTCACCATCACGACACCATCTTTTTCTTGGTCTACAAAGGCCGTAATTAAGTTGTCAATACATTGAGGAGAAAACATGATATCGTCATTGATGACCAAAGTAAAGTCATGCCCCCGACCTTTTGACCAAGCTACGCCTTCATTCCACGCAGCAGACAGCGGCCTATTGACAATATATTGAGGTATAATCTTAACTTCATATGTTTCATCTGTCTTGATGCTTGAAATGGCATCTACGGCTTTTTTAAATTGATTGAACACTGGTATAACTATTCCTATTTTCATATTTTCTCCTACAGATTGTACGGTGGATTATCGGGTTTAATAGCCACAAATGTTTCCATAATGTGACTATGATTATAGTCACGGCTCAATAGCTTAAACTTTGATTTGTGATCATAGCTATCGTGCTGACCAAAATAGTCTCCGCTGAGATGGTGTGCCGTATCGAGAGTCCAGACATAAACATGTGTTGGATCAGCCCATATTGACTGGTGATTTGTTCCGGGAATATATCCAGGAGTGCTGTGGTAGAAAGTTCCACCATCTTTCAAGACTCGATAAATTTCATTAAACAGTTCAATCATACAATTACGTTTAATGTTGTTGTTATATATAACTGCTGGAATATGTTCCAGCAAATCGTGTGCGGTTACATGGTCAAAGAAGTTGTCTTCATATGGAATAGAGCTGATAGCAATATCAGCAATTCTGTTTTCAAGTAGCCATGGACGAGAGACTGGGCCAATGTCAACCCCATATCCGTCATATCCATCCAATATCCTATTGGCTCCGCCAGCACCTAAGTCTAATTGCCTCAATGTCATAATTGCTCCTTTAGAAGATAGATATCTGCATGCGCCAAGATAAGGCTGAAGGCTTTAATTGCGTTTCTAGCCATTGGAAGTATAACCTATGTTGAAGGGCATCCTCGGAAGGGGGCTCTGTCCATGATGAATCGAATAGTCTTCATCTACAAAGATGGGCAAAACGGAACTGAATTCTTTAGTCCATTGATACTCCGCAATATTATATATTGTAGAATCTATTCCAATATCGTTTATTCCATAATTATATTTTTTTAACCATTGCTTGGAAAATTCTACATATTTATCGCTACGGTTTGCTGTAACACCGCTATAGTGATCAAACTTAATGCCAATAGTAGCCATATGATATCCCAGACCTAACACTTTCAAACTTAAAATGCGGTCATAGAAATGATGAGGAGCGCGCCAATCTTCAAACGCATCAGTCTTAGATGCAATATTCAAAAGTGCTTCTTTTTTAAAGAACAATCCAACACCGTCAAAGACAACGCTAGGGGACAAACCTTCCATCCGTTCTCCATGATGCAGTGAAGCAACTTCGTGACAATCGCACGAGCCCCATTCTTGGCCCAGCATGTTAGACATAGAGCCTTCTCTACCTCCGTTTGGCTGAACCCCTCTTGCCCCAAATAGCCCTATCAAGCCGAGACTCGCATCGTCAGCAAAAGATTTAACGACTCTTAAGTCCCACAATGGCTCATGAATCAAAACATCATTATGCATAAAACAAACGATGTTCGCATCTGCCTTTTTCATTCCCTGCCGGAATGTAGCCAAGACTCCTGTATTAGATTCATTACGAACATAGGTTAACTTAATTGAAGAATTTTTAATCAAAGATTGAATGTCCTCTTCATGTGAAATATCAGAACCATTGTCGATAGCAACTAGCTGGGTGTCACCGTGGGTATATTTCACCAAATTAGCTATAGCCTTGGAGGTGAATTCCCACGAGTCAATAAAAGGGATTACGATAGATAGACTAGGTACGCTCATATAGACGATTTCCTAATATCCCGATTACCTGCTGAGCAATATGATCCCATGTCTGATTTCCATGAATTATCCTCGCACCGTACATAGCTTTCTTTTTATGATTTTCCCAATCATCAACTGCCGATTTCATTTGAATTCTTAAGTCTTCTAAATCAGGCTCCGCCCACAGCCCAAGATGGATGCCATTGCCTTCAGTCCATGATGCCTTCAAAGGCATAGACAACTCAGCAAAATCTGCAGTAGCTGTTAAATTAGTAGCAATAGTAGGAAGCCCTGTGGCAATACCCTGAAATGGTATAAATCCAAAGCCTTCCCCATTAGTTGGGTATACAAGACAATGTGCCTTATGATACATCTTGACTAAATCAGTTTCTGATAAGTCTGAATCAACTACCGTCACTTGTGGATGATTGGAAATATTGCCACCGTAGTAATTTTCTCGTCTCCATCGGCCTTCTGAAACTCCAGTAGATTTTATGAGAAGTTTTATATTAGATTGTCCATCAAATAAATCTAAAAATGCATCAACAACTTTTTGGCAGCCTTTGCGCTCTACGCTCCCACCAACGTGCAGGAAAACAAAATCTTCAGTCAAAGTTCTTTCTTGAATAGTCCAAACTTCTGGGTCTATACCATGAGGGACCATATGAATGGTATCATTAACTTCATATTGCTTAAAGATATCTAGACAAAAATTGGATGTAGTCCAAATTTCATCTTGTTCTTGCATATAATGTTTCCATGTATCGGGGATAACCGTAGACTCCCATGGAGTATACCCAACTTTATATTGCTGTTCAGTTCCCGTATACCACTCAGGTTGAACAAAAGAAACATGAACTTTTGGATTATTATTGTTATATCCAACGTATGTCGAACGATTCATCAAAGCTCGAATAAGACTGGTAGCAGCCACTCCATAACCCATCAACGTGCCTACTGACGGTGTAAACCAAGACAGCGCCCCATAATTGTCAGGAACTAATGCTGAAATGCTCTGCGTTGGCAAATCAGATACATTCATTTAAATTAACTTCCTCTCCATTGAGCCAAGACAATACTTTAACATTCTTTTCTGACATAGACTTGGCAAGTTCGATAGAGATATCCTCCACAACTGGGCGCTCACAGTGCGAACACAGGGCAGCAGCAGTTGCTAGATTTTCATCTCCAATAAATATTGTTACATATGTAGGGTCAATAATGACTGACTTTCCACAATCGTCACAATTAATAATACACACTATCTCTAAATCCATAATCACATTATACCATCGCTAAATGAAAAGCAAAAACAGATAGAAAATTATAGGTCAACAGAGCCAAGAGTCTTAGTTAAGATTCGCTCAAAAGCAACAGACAAAATACGTTCAGCCATATCTAATGCAATATCAGATGTCTCATATAAATTAGAATTAATTCTTATCTTTCGGTCACCAAAGTATGTATCAACAGTATAACCTCCACGACTATCTTCAATAGCGTGAATACTTAAGTTGATTGGTCTAACAAGCTTATTTTTATTTGCCATTTTAAAAGTTCACCTTTTTTAGAGATTTTAAGACAAGGAGTACAGTAATAGCGCATCTTAAATCGATAATCATCATGCATCTCTACTTTAGATGACGCAAAATTTCCACACTTAATACATCTCATTTACTATCCTCCGAGAAACAGTGTACCACAACTTGTGGTGACGTATTTACCATTAGATCTTAGATACGCCAGCATATCGATAACACGCATGAAATTCATTGCTAGTTACTTTAAGCTTGTCATAAATATGAATAACTTTATTTGAATCTTTAAATACAATTTTTACAGCTGGAACTACACGGCTGTTAGTTTTTTTTCTATGCAATGGTCCACCAATAAAATAGCTAACATACATAAAGCTATTATACGTTACATCAAAAAATATAGCTATAAATAACTTATATAATATAACTATGCAGTTGACTCATCGGCAACCCATGCAACCATATCGCAACTAGGGCAAGTGCCCAGTCTCCATATTGAACGTCCGTCGCTGGGGACAATTGCAATTAGTCCACACCTAGCACAAACACATCTAGTTTCAGTTTCAGATTGACTCATAATATTATTTACCAAGCCTTCAGTGATTGTGTTTTGATACGCAATTTGGTATCAGGATCAAGCGTCCAATCGCCATCAAAAGCTTTCTTGGAAATGACAACGTGCATCGCTATCTTTATACCCGCAGCCTTCTGAGATTCATACTCCTCAAAGTAATAACCCATATGAGTTGCAGCAGTCGCCCCACTAGCAAAGTCTATACGCTTTTGTCCAAACTCTGTGTTCCAGATAGGGACACCATATTTTGCTATTCCCGGCCAAATCCACGTTCCTGAAGTTCCTTTAGCGGTTCCACCAAACCAGACTGTACGGTTACGCTTGACAGCCCACCAACCGGGATGGTTAGCGTCTGGGCCAGACTTCGGATTATATTTTGTCTCATAAAGATGCTGTCCTATGCCACCAAATAGGGCGCTAAACCCTGTTAGCCCTCCGGCCTTCGCAAGACGGTCTATCTCGGCAATAAGTAGCGGTAACGCTGACTGAGGCCACTTGTTGGTAGTACCACCGTCATCGTTGCCATATGGCGACATTCCTGCGGTAACGAGAATGATATCAGGATTCTTTTTTTTGCAAGCAACGGCAACGTCATACATAAGTTGAGCTTGCTGCTTCCATGTTTTATCAAAAGTGCCTTGCCAGAATACTGCAGTCAAATTCCATTCATTGCCAATTTCTATAGCATCGCAACATGGTGCTAACGATGCTACCCAACTAATAAAAGATGCTCTTATTGTTGGAGCAGTAAACATATTATCGTAGTTATGAGTTTGAGTTCCCCCAGAGTTATATTGAACTACAGCAAGATGCTTCATACCTTTAGCACGTATAGCGTCGGTCTGAGTTTTGATAATAGCGGCAGAAATATTCCACCCATACTCGGGTGATGTGCGTATCCACTGAGCGCCAATACTGGCTGCTAAATCAAGGTTTGCTGTTGAATAGTCGGCGCATAGGCCAAGATGATTATACCAAGTTTCTGCCATATCTCTATATTATCAAATAAATGACTTTGAGTCAAGGCATAGAAAAGCCCGCCGTTTCCAGCGGGCTTCTCATAAGGTAGCGGAACCTTAAATTAAATTACGCAGGAAGCCAAACGCTTCCAACGGCATTCGTAAGTCGAGCAGCAAAGGTCGACGCTGCAGCAACAGGCGCAGCCGTAATGCGAGTGGGCTGATAGCCCGTTGTAACGATGTCAACAAATGTTGCACCACTAATAGCAACATCAGCAATCACCGAAGCAGCAGCAGTTGCTCCTGTACGGTGAGCTACAGTCGTAGCAGGAATAAATCCTGCCTCTGTCTTGTAAAGTACTTTAATGCCAGCATAAGCAGCCATAATATTTCTCCAAAGTCCCCGAGCAATTCGGGGGAGTCCCCAGCAATTGGGGTATGCAAACCTAATCAGTAAGCATATTTTAGCATAAGCTAAAACTTATCGACTATTTTTTAATTGTAACAACAGACACCTTCTGAGGGGTAACATCTATTGCCTTTGGTTTATTAGAAGAAGATGCTTGCTGGGGATTTTTGATTCCCCCACCGCCTGCTCCTATCGTACCTGTAGTAATAGCCATGAGACTATGTTACCACAGTTTTAGTATATAGCAAAGATTATACTTTACTGTTACCCAATAAATCTGGACGAATAGCCAAAGCTTTGACTCTCCTATACTCAAACCAATTCTTTGGTCCCTTATAACAACCTGGACATCTGACTACAGAGTTTATAAACCTAGGAGCAGATTGTCCGTGACCTTCTGGCCAATCATTAGGCCAATGGACAATATGTCCACACTCATGCATCTCAATAAACCAATCAGATGCAATAGAATTTATTTCATCCACCGTCAAAAAGACTTTCTCTTAATTCTAAAATATCTAGAGCAGCTCTGTCATAAAATTCTGATTTAGCTATTTTTTCTCCACGGCCAAATAGATGCCAAGATGTAGACTCAATATCTGAAACTAAACACTTTGTATTTCTAGATGAGCAATCACAAGCAACAACTAATAACTCCGCACCATGAAAATAAGATAAAGTACCCATAATTAACTCTTCAGAGATAACATCTTTAATTGGCACAAGATACAATTCAATAAGTGATTCGGAAATAGTATTTCCTAAAATTGCAATGTTAACAATTACACTATATGAAAAACTACTATCGTCTTCAAAATCGCAACGAGTTTGAGCAAGCTCGGTCATTAAAAATTCTGATATTTCTTGATTGATAGTCACTTAGTCCCCTTTGGGCGGGTGGTGTGGATGTTGCAAGGCAGCATACATCACTCAGGGAGCTGGTGCGTCAACATATCTTTCTTTTTTTTTAACGCACTCAAGACATCGGAAGGATCTAATTGATTAATTATAAACTCAAGGGAGTCAATATATTTTTCCACTGAGGGCCAAACGGTATTCAAAACTTCGCGAGTGATGCAGGTACCGCAATGGTGTATATCTTCCCAGCAGTCTAGGTAAGCATCTTCAGTGCCTTCGGGAATAAATTCTCCGTCAAGCATTTTTGCTGCATTTGCAACAGAGATTTCAAATTCTTTTTCAAAAACTATTCTTTGATTGTCTATTAACATAGCAGTTTATTTTATTCTTGAGTTAAAGACTCAAAATGAGCTGTAAGCAAATATATAATATAATCTTCTATATTTAATCCGGCTTGCTCTGCAAATTTTTCAATAGATAAAGCAAGATTGTCTGGAATATCAATTACTCCAGAATATTGAAATGCATCAGTATTATAAAAACTTAATTGCATGTTTTATCTCCAGTTAATTATTGAGTATGTTTTTTGACATCCAAATACGGGTTGCTACAATCAAAGTACGCTCATCGTGAAAGACGGTATTGTTGATTTCATTTAACAAAATTTGAATAGCAGCGCTCTTGTCCATCAAGGCAATGATAGCAGTTCCAAACCAGCCGATCAACTAGTTTGACAAAAAAAAATTCTCGTTTCGCTTGCGCCGAGCAAAAATCTCTGATACTCTGCTCTTATACTAGCTAGCCAGCTAGATATAGACTGGCCTCCATTCTAAGGATACTAACTACTAATGAAGATAGATATACATAAGGGTTTTGTAAGGCTAGATGGCTATGAGGCTACTGATCTTAGCGTAGTGAATGCCGCGCGCGTATCGTTCGGTCAGAAAAAAGATTTCATGGATGAATCTGACGTTGGACTGATAAAATTTCTGATGAAAAATCGTCACGGGACTCCATTTGAACATAACTTTTTCAGATTTCATATCAAGACCCCAATCTTCGTAGCTAGAGAATGGATGCGTCATCGGATCGGAAGTTTCAATGAGTTCAGCATGCGTTACTCTGTTTCAGAGTCAGAATTTTATATGCCAGAAATAGATCACTTTAGAACTCAAACAGGGAAGCCTGGTTCTTATACTTTTGAACCAATGGACGACTCCACTGGACAGGTAGGTTTTAGTCAACGTCAAGTTCAAGAAGTTTATGATTTTGCTCATCAAACTTACAAGCAACTTCTGGCTCAAGGCGTAGCAAAAGAAATTGCTCGCATTGTTCTCCCAGTAGGAACTTATACAGAATTTTATTGGAGCATCAATGCTAGAAGTTTAATGAACTTTGTCTCCCTTAGAAATGCCCCAGAAGCCATGCTTGAAATCAGAGAGTTTGCTTCAGCCATAGAATATCTTTTTAGTCAAATTATGCCAGTCACTCACCAGTCATTTCTTGAATTTGGCAGGGTTGCTGTATAGCAATATCTATGTCATAATTTATCTATGTCACACCTCTTTTTCGCAGCTATGTCAACCACAAATGTCGCGATTATTGCAGCCAGCAGTTCTATTATTGTAGCCGCAATTTCTTCCATTATAAATTGGCGTGGGGTAAAAGAAAAAGTTGAAGTAGAAGCCGACACAACTCTGTTTGCAGCGTATAACGATGTTGTTCAGAATCTTCAAACAGAAGTCACTAGACTCCAGAATGCGTTAGATGCCATTAGAGCAGAGATGTACAGATGTGACGAAAGTAACAAAAAACTTACTACTGAAATTAGGCACCTTCAGATATGTGTAGATAGACTATCTATCAATCAAGACAAAATTTCAGGCTCTCTGCAAATTCAACAACACCCTATTGAAGATTAATTTGCAATTATTCATTTTGTACTACTAAATATGATAGGATTTAAATATGGAAAAACCTAATGTAGCGGCAATTGCAATATCATATTTGCTATATGTATTTTTTGTGGCATGGATCACAATGTTAACCCTAGGGGCTCTTCAATATAAAATTTCATATTCTTTAACCATCAGCGCTTTACTGACTGCAAGGTTGGTTTACACGGTAGTTAAAGGAACATTCTCCAGTGAGTGAATTTTCCTCAGCTGATCATATTGAAACAGATAATAGCCTTGCAATATCTGTAAAGGTATTTAAAGATAACGATGATTATCTATCAACTTTTTTTCTATCCATTCCAGATCGGGATGTTGAGATTGAAGAATTTAAAAGTTTGATATTGGGAATAACAACTGCAAAATATAAAATGGAGCAACTCTTGGAGATTTTTGATAATGGGTTCAATACTTGACAATGGCGGAATTGCCATTCCGCATAGAATCCCCGGATTTCCTTATCCAGATAGATACTGCCCACATTGTGAGCAGGCGTTGATTATTGAAACCACTTGCCATATTGAAAACAACCCTATGGATTTTAAAGTAATATATCAATGTCACAATGATGATTGTGTGTTTTTAGACAATATTACTCATTATGCATATATGAGAGTATACTATTCATCGCCAGAAGCTGAAAGTTTATTGTATAAAATGCTTCTTCGTTTCTTTAAAAGACAAGGTAAACGCAATGCTGTCTGATTATTCAGTAGGTTATGTTAACGGTCTTAAGACTGATACTCAATATGCAATTATTGCTACTCTAGATAAGATAGAAGCATTGTTGATTGAGAAAAATCGTCGCTATGGCGACTCTGCCCTCTCGCCAGTGCGAATCTTCTCTAAGGCTGATCCCGCAGAGCAGCTTAAGGTCCGAATTGATGACAAGATTTCTCGGGTTGCCTCTAGTCAGTCGGATGAAGACGAAGATGTTATCATTGATCTCATTGGATATCTAGTTCTATATATGATAAGCCTTGATAAAAAAAAAGAGACTGGCTTAAATAAGTGATACCCCTTACAGATTTTTTCTGTAATTTGTGTGGTCTTAGAGTTGAAAACAGGATATCATGGTGTTTATTAAATACAGGCAATCGGATAGTGCATAAGCAATGTGCCACTTTATTTGTTCAGCAAGGATATGTTCAAATGGAACTTTTTGAATATACCGACTATGTCAGTATTTGAGCACTTGCTCATTTGCTGGAATTGCGGTAAAATGGGTAAACAGTCTCATCATTGCATTCTTTGTGATGAGGAGTCAGATAAATGTAAATGTGAGTTTCCTGTACTTTGGGAACACTATCGTTGTAGCCAATGTCAAGTGACATGGTAAAAGGAGAATAATGACAACACCAAATCAAATTGTTGATACAGCAAGATCTCAGTTCGGGAAGCCATATGTCTATGCGTCTGCCCCTGCTGTTTCAGTTCGTAATCCTCGTTCTTTTGATTGTTCTGGATATACCCATTGGGTTTTTGGTCGAAATGGGGTATCACTTCCGAATGGGAGTTGGAATCAAGCAATCATGGGAAGAGATAACCATACGTTAATCTCTATCGACCAAGCTATCCATACTCCCGGAGCATTGCTCTTTATGGGAGCGAACAGCGGATACTCTGGGTATGGTCCTTCTGGGCATGTAGCCATATCGCTAGGGAATGGTAGTACCGCAGAAGCCCGCGGAACAGCATATGGTGTTGGCTCCTGGTCTGCTTATAATCGTCCTTGGACTAATGCATGCCTCGTTCCTGGTGTTACATATAATGTCCCGCAAATTAAAGCGAGTGATGTTCTTAAAGGTGATCTTATTAATAAAGTTAAAGATGGTCCTATTCTTAAGGGAGGGTCCCAAAATGAAGAGGTCAAGTATTGGCAGTGTGCGTTGAACTATGCCAATGGGACACATCTTATTGGAGATGGTTCCTTCGGCCCGCAAACCACTGCGGCGACCAAAGATTTTCAACGGTTCTGGAGGCTCGTGCCTGATGGTATTGTGGGACCCAAGTCTCGCTCGCTTATGGTCTACAACATCTCTATTCGTTAATATCAATGATATTAATGAGTCTTTTAGTCCCGAGGCTAGACGGCAGAACACGAAGTTTGTATATAGACCAAAGCGAGACAAAGAAAAGCAAGTCCAGTTTGGAGGAACCGATGCAACGATTAGACGGAATGCCTGACATCAAGATTGTTACCATCACACTAGATGAAGAAACAGGCGACCTCGAAATCGATTACGACATCGGCAGTTTCTCTGAAGGTTGGGCTATATATGGCATGTTGAATGGTGCCCTAGAAATTATGCGAGATCATCTTGTCAACGGTGCAAGACATGAGGACGACGAGGATGACTCTTTCTAAATGGGCGATTCACAGATTGGTGATTGGGTACCTCCTTGGTTGGATAATGGCGAATCTCTTCTTGAGATAGTTGAGACTGCCCGTCATTTAGATAATGCTCTATCTTGGCAGATTATTGTAAATATTCTTCAGCGTCAGATGCTTGTCGATTTAAAGATAGCTCGTGAAGTAAACTATATGTTTAACTCAGATGCAAACGAAGAAGCTCTACCCTATATGTGGGATGAAGAGTTTAGGATGAAAAATCTTGGAAAATTCTGGAGCGCCTTTCCAGAGGATTATGAAGACCCCGATGCAGATGAGGATGAAGACGATGAGTGATATTTTTTGGGAGATATTTTTTGGAGTTTCCTACATTGGCATTCTATGTATATTGTGGGCTATTGCCAATTTTGGTCTATTGTGCGACAAGGAGAAATAATGAATCAAGATATTTTTGCTACCAGTTACACTGAAATTCTTATGTTGAAGCGAGAAATTGCTGAATTGGAGAATAATGTCCAGATTTTGACCGTTAAGAATAATGAGTTGTCAAAGTTGGTAAAACATTCTCCAAAGAATTGTGGTTGCAATCACCTAAATCCCAAATTTGATGTGCTATAATCTCAATATGATTAGAGTACGCAATGCACAGGTATACACAGACAATGCAGGAGAGTGGCGTTTTGTTGCTCGTGGTGGAAACTGGAAGACAGTTGGAGCCAGCGAAGAAGGTTTTAAGACTCGCAACTACGCAATCACCAGACTCTTGAGCACTTTCCCTCAGACTGAAACTATTGACGTAATCAACGAGGACAATGAAGCCGAACGGATTACAGAATTTGCTAAAGGCCGCTGGCCTTTCCGCAAGACAATCTGGCGCGCTGCTCAGTAATGTATGAGTATTACGCAACTGTTGCTTCAGTAACTGATGGGGATACAGTAAAATTAGACATTGATTTAGGTTTTAATGTCATATTGCGCAAGACACCTGTTAGACTTATTGGAATCAATGCTCCAGAAATTTCTACCCCCGAGGGCATAGTTTCCAAGACTTACCTCAAAGAACTTATCCCCGTTGGGACACCTGTAATTTTGAAATCATCGAAAGACAAGACAGAGAAATATGGGCGCATCCTAGGAACGCTTGTTTTAGACGAACTATTGTTCCCCCACCTTCAAGGTCGATCTGTCAATAGTCATATGATAGTAAAAGGGTATGCAAAAGCTTATATGCCCTGATAGACAAAGGATGGAAATATGAAAAACTGGTTACTCTATAACAGTGAACGTCTAAACGATGTATTAACAATAGCGCTTCTTTTAATTATTGTTGCAGTTGGTATTTTTATATATGTAGATAGCCGTTCGAATATAAACAATATTCCAGCAACTATTTCTGATAAAATTGAATATGTTACTGGTCCGATTGGACCTACGGGTCCTCAGGGGCCGAGCGGTCTTTTCTATACTAAGTAAAACACTTGATATCTAAAACAATGACCTATGGGTCACTTTTTGCTGGAGTAGGTGGATTAGATTTAGGCTTTGATGCTGCGGGACTAGAATGCAAGTGGCAAGTCGAAAAAGACGAGCGCTGCACTAGCATCCTAGAACGGCATTGGCCTAACGTCACTAGATATGGTGATATAGTTGATATCAACGGATATGACATAGAGCCTGTTGATATCATCACATTTGGGTTCCCCTGTCAGGATGTAAGCAACGCTGGTGTCTATGGTGACACCCGGCAGGGCTTTAAAGGTCAGCGGTCAGTTCTCTTCTTTGAAGCGGCCCGCATTATCCGAGAAATGAGAGAGGCCACAGATGGAATTTACCCCCGATACGCCGTTGCAGAAAATGTTGTTGGACTCCTTAGTGCCGAACATGGACAGTCATTTCTCCGTGTACTCGAAAGTATGGTTGGGCTGGGGGCAATGGCAATCGAATGGCGAATCCTGGATGCTCAAAACTTCGGCTTATCCCAACGCAGGCGAAGAGTCTTTCTCATCGCTGATTTCCATGCTGGAGGAGAGTCCGCACCCACGATATACCCTCAGCCCAAAAGCTTGCGCAGGCATCATGAAACGAATTCAAAGCCGCAACGCCCCGATCCCGGAACAACTCTTGGAGATCCTCCAGCGCCAAGCATCTTTGTATCAACAGGATATGGAAAATACGGCGAAGGAACAATAGCCCCATCATTGGTCGCGAGCACCCATGAACGCGAATCGACCCTCATTGCGGTCGATAACCTCAGACCCGAAACGGGCGGGACCCATCAACTCCGGCGGCTTAGCCCATTGGAATGCGAACGACTCATGGGCTGGCCCGAAGGCCATTGCGCCACGCTCGCAGACGGCAGAGCCGTCAAAGATACACCCAGACTCCGCATGATCGGAAACGGCATCGCAGCACCCGTCGCCCAATGGGTAGCAAGCCAAATCATCAAACACAACAAAGCAACAATAGGTATGCAAACAGGCCCATGATATAGGCGTGTACAATCCCCGGAGAGCCCCCTGTGTGCCCCGTAGAGCGACGAAACATGCGAACCTTACAGAGAGTGCCTACATACCAATAAATATAACCAAACAACCCCAAAAGCCCCCCTTTCATCATAAATATACAACAACCCAAAAATTCAAAAACTTGAATGCAAGAATTCAAAAACTTGAATACATATTTTTGAAAAATTGAATAAATATTAGGAGAAGTCTGTCGTGCTGGCGCACCATCTGCCAGAACGACCTCCAACGACCACGCGGCGTGAGAATCGGCCCATAGCTGGCCACGCTGCGCGGTCAAGCTCCCGATTCTTCGCCTAATCGCGGCCCCGATGCTATGCGCGGCACCCGCGACGCGGTACGCTTTAGGGGCAAGGCCGAGCGGGAGACACCCGCTCGGAATCTAACCAAAGGGGAACAAATGTTCGATTCCACGCTAGACCTACCGGACACCGGTGGCAACGCGGACCGCGCGCAAGTAGTAGGGGAGCAAGATGCCTTGAGTCTCCGCCTCAAGGCAAACGCGGCCCTACTGTTTGAGTCAGAGCCTCGCCTACGTGGTGCCGCGATAGCAATAGCCGCGATGCCAACTAAAGAGCGCCGCGTATGGCTTGCGCGTCTCGCCGGTCACGTAATCGGTGGGAACGTAATCGGTGCCGAGAACGCGAACGCGGTGATAGCGTTCCACCACGTAAGCGTTTAGCACGTAGCCCGCGAGACTCTCGCCTAGTGCGAGAGTCTCAAGGGGTGCGGGTTACCGTACCACCAACCAACCAACCAAAGGGGACATAATGAATCACCACCAGCACCGCGCAGTAGAAATACGGCTTGACGAAATAACGCGCCGAGTGACCGAGGCGATTCTTGGCCATTCCAACGCCGACCGGACTATCCGCGAGATGTTGCTAATGCTTGCGACCGATGGACAGACTACCGCGCTTGAGGCCGCACTAGTCCACACAATCGCCAACGCCGGTAACGTCGCAACCGAACTAATAGCCCTAAGCGCCTAGCACGTAGCCCGCGAGACTCTCGCCTAGTGCGAGAGTCTCAAGGGGTGCGGGTTATCGTACCGCCATAGGCGAACACCGCGACCCGATAGCGTGGGTCGCGGCGTTGTCGCGTGTAGGCCAGGACGCGGCCAGCTCGCGGCCCTGGGTCAGGCCAGCTCGCGGCCCTGGGTCAGGCCAGCTCGCGGCCCTGGGTCAGGCCAGCTCGCGACCCTGGGTCAGGCCAGGGCAGAGCCAGCAGGGCGTACCCGCCCTGCCCTACTCACACAACAGCACACACCACGCGACCTACCCCGACAGCGCGGCCAACAGCGCGGCCCGATAAATAAAATAAAAGAAATACCCGCTCCAACTTGACTCACACTAGGGCCGGTGATAAGTTATCTTTATCGGAGCAACCGGCTCCCCGAAAAAAGGAAAACTATGACACACGGCGAACTGATTATGTTGCTCGACTACACGTACCACACGACCCCGCTCTTGAGCGAAGAGCGCAGGGCAGAGCTGCTCTGCTTCCTAATCTACTGCATCGCATAACCCCGCAGGCGAGGCGGGGGAGGGGCTCCGGCCTCTCCCCCCTCTGCGCGCCCAGGCCCGAGCCCTGGTTCTGGCCTGGAGTCAGCTTGACGTACCCCACATCGCGTCTCGCCGCGCCCCACATCGCGGCTCGCCGCGCCCCACATCGCGGCTCGCCGCGCCCCACATCGCGGCTCGCCGCGCCCCACATCGCGGCTCGCCGCGCCCAGCGGCCCCCCAGAACAACAGTTACGTGGGCGGCCCGGACAGCACACACGCTCTTCGTGTGCTAGGATCGCCCGCTAAATATGGATACGCTTTTTTGACCACTTAGAGTGGCCGTGAAATAAATCACAGCCGCGGCCCCGTGTCAAGTCGGGAGCCGGATTTATTTTTTTTATTATCTTGAGGTAATAATGAGGCGCAGAAGTGGACTCACCTACGCGTGTTTGGTAGTTTGTACTTATCGGAGCACGCAACCGGCGGACTCCCCTAGAGAATGGATTACGGCATGGAGCCGATTCTCTCTCTTAGCAAGGCCGCAATCGCGGCACACGCCAAGGCCGTTAGCCTTGACCCGATTCACATGCCTATCATGTGCGTCAAGGCGGCCATGGAGTTTGTTGCCACACTCTCCCCCGAGGTCATAAGTGAGGCGCTACAGTACCTCATCACAGACTACTACACCGAGGATGAGTACGACATCCAAGTGATGTTGCCTAAGGCAATCGACTTTGCCATTAAGTGGACAAAGTAAACTTCCCGGGAAAAGGGGGGGGGCTCCGGCCCCTCCCCTCCCCTTTGGGGTCACGCGGGCGAGCCGCCCAAGCACACACGATCTACCGTGTGCTAGGATCGCCCGCGAGAACTGGGGGCGGAAAAAATGTCACTTAGAGTGGCCGCAGAATAAATCACAGGCGCGCCGCCGTGTCAAGCCGGGAGCTGGTTTTTTTTCGATTCTTTTTTTTATCTTGAGGAAACATTTAGGCGCAGAAGTGGACTCGCACACGGGGACGCGATAGGTTAGTACTTGTTGGAGGGAACAACCGGTTCGCTCCACGAACCTAAGGAGACAGTTATGGCCGGAATAACCGAGAGTGGGGCAAGTGTGCTTCGCGACTTCGTTCGCGACGCTGAGTCCCGGCTGAGAATGTCAATCCGCAATGCGGGGATTGACATCAACATTCGCTCTCACGGCGAATCGTTCGGGGCTGAGATGGTTGCCCTCAACGAGACAATCGTCTCAATGACCCGGGACATTCTTACCCGCCACGGGTACGAAGTCTAAGGGAGCCGGGAACAAGGGGAGGGGCTCCGGCCTCTCCCCTCCCCCTTTGGGGTCACGCGGGCGAGCCGCCCAAGCACACACGATCTACCGTGTGCTAGGATCGCCCGCTCGGCTTGGTTTGGCATTTTTGGTCACTTAGAGTGGTCATAAAATAAATCACAGCCGCGGCTGCGTGTCAAGCCGGGAGCTAGTTTTTTTTTGATTCTTTTTTTTATCTTGAGGAAAAAATGAGGCGCAGAAATGGACTCGCATAGGCGTGTTTGGTAGTTTGTACTTATCGGAGCGAGCAACCGGCGGACTCCCCAAGAGAATGGACTACGGCATGAAGCCGATTCTCTCTCTTAGCAAGACCGCACCCGCGGTAGCCGACGCGACGGTTCTCGCGAAACGCCTAGAGGGGTTCTACGTGAACCGCTACGAGGCGCAAGAGTTGGCCGACGCGTTCAAGGCTACGGACAAGGCGCTTGACGCGGTCACCTCGTTCACCACAACCTTCGAGTTGCTAATACTCGAAGCGACGGTGGACATTCTCGTCGCCGCTGCCGAGGCTGCCGATGTTCTCATCGTCACCCCCGAGGGTGAGCGTTGGTACCCCGTCTTCCGAGACGAGGAGTAACCCTCCGGGGGAGCAAGGGGGGGGGCTCCGGCCCCTCCCCTCCCCTTTTGGGGTTCGGCGGGCGAGCCGCCCCATACGCACACACGCTCTTCGTGTGCTAAGCTCGCCCGCTCGGCTTGGTTTGGCATTTTTGGTCACTTAGAGTGGTCGCAGAATAAATCACAGCCGCGGCTGCGTGTCAAGCCGGGAGCTGGATTTCTTTTATTATCTTGAGGAAACAATGAGGCGCAGAAATAGACTCACTCACTGATGTTTGGTAAATTGTACTTATTGGAGAGAGCAACCGGCTCGCTCCCCGAGAGACTGGATTTGGCCAAATGCCTACCTTCTCTGGAGAGGTCGCAATCGCGGCAACCGATACGGCGGTAACCGTAGCGCCTTGCTCAATAGCAATCACTAAGCGCATCAAAGAATTGTGGAATGTTGACTCAAGAACCGCTCAAGCGGTATTCGGAGCCCTATCGTCCACTATGATTTGGGCAACCGAGGGAATGGCCCATACCGCAGGCGAGAGAGTAATGGCCTCACTAATCGGCCTGCGTCGGACTAATACTCCACACTCCGAGGCGATGATTGCCTCCGAGGTAATCGTTTACCTAATGATGGATTGGGTAGACGCAGCCTAGGGGTCAAGCCCCGGCCCGCAAGGGTCGGGGCGCTCCCCCCCCCCTCATCACTCAGAGTGACATTGGCCCGGGCTGGCGCACGCTGCCGCCTACTCGTCCCTCGTAGCGTGCGCCAGCGCAGAGTGGTGGGGTAGTCTAGTACAAGTTTAGTACGCTGTCAAGTTCTGCTCACAAATAAAAAAAGAAATAATGCAAAGAAATAGCCCGCAGAAATAGACTCGCAAGCCATTAGCTGGTAGTTTGTACTTATTGGAGAGAGCGACCGGCTCCCTCCCCGAGAGAATGGATTTGGCCACATGCCGAACTTCTCTGCTAGCCCCGCGTTTGACGCACGCGGCTTGATAGAACACATGTTCGGGCATCCGCTCGGACAGTTGGACAGCATCCTCCACACGGTCAGCCCCGACCGGTTCCCGCTTGAGGATGACGGCGATGTTGAGGACTGGGAAGTCCCCGACCGCATCACCGGCTGGGAGGAGTAACTCCCGGGGGCAAAGGGGAGAGGCTCCAGCCTCTCCCCTCCCCTTTGGGGTTCGGCGGGCGAGCCGCCCCATACGCACACACGATCTACCGTGTGCTAAGCTCGCCCGCGTTGGCTGGTATGGGAAAAAATGTCACTTAGAGTGGCCGCAGAACAAATCACACCCGCTCGCCCGTGTCAAGCCGGGAGCTGGTTTTTTTTGGATTCTTTTTTTAATCTTGAGGTAATAATTAGGCGCACAAATAGACTCGCATACTGATGTTTGGTAGTTTGTACTTATTGGAGAGAGCAACCGGCTCCCTCCCCGAGAGAATGGATTTGGCCACATGCCGAACTTCTCTGGAGAGGTCGCAACCGCGACAACCGATGCGGCGGTAACCGTAAGCACCAATTCCGTACTTATTAAGGAACGGATACAGGAATTGTGGGGGTGCACGTTCATGAACGCTCACGTTATCTTCAACGTGCTCATGACCACCGGCATTTGGGGAATGGATAACCCCTACAGCCACGCTATGCAAAGCGTGTTGGGTGACCTAGCCCCACTACGCGGCGACGATGTCCCTCGCACCGAGGCAATAGCCGCTTGCGATGAAATCATAGACCTAGCCAGGGTCTTTAGACTCTCAATCTGAGTCTAGGGGTCAAGCCCCGGCCCGCAAGGGTCGGGGCGCTCCCCCCTCATCACTCAGAGTGACCTTGGCCCGGGCTGGCGCACGCTGCCGCCTACTCGTCCCTCGTAGCGTGCGCCAGCGTTGTGTGGTGATAGCTTTTGGCCACTTAGAGTGAACATCATTTTTACCTCAATTCGCACGCAGAAGTTGACTCAGATTCCGAACGCGAGTAGTTTGTACTTATTGGAGCGAGCAACCGGCGGACTCCCTGAGAGAATGGATTTGGCAGATGCCGAACGTCTCTGGCAAGACCGCAAGCGAATTGGCAATGGAGTGGGACGCGGCCCTCTCTGGAATTCAGTGGGGCGCTCCTATCGAGGTCAAGGTTTACGAATTCAGTTTCGATGACCCCGAGGTCTACGCCCGCTCTGTCCGCAGCGAGGACGACGGCGACGTTGAGGACTGGGAAGTCCCCGACCGCATCGTCGGCTGGGAGGAGTAACCGACCCGGTCACGGAGAGTGGGCAACCACTCTCCGTGGCCCCCCTCGGGGGCGGGCGCACGCTGCCCGCTACTCGTTCCTCGTAGCGTGCGCCCGCAACGGCTGGTGATAGCTTTTGGCCACTTAGAGTGAGTATTCTAACCTCAACATCTTGAGACAATCTTTAGCCGCATAACTAGACTCAGAATCTAATCTAGGGTAGATTTCTCTTATGACCAACACACAGAAAGTCCTAGCCGCCGAAACCGCGTCGCGTTCGGCACTTGCCCCATTAGTTCGCGCATTTCGTTGCGAGATTTCTCGCACGATTTCCGCAGAGTCGGGCGCTAAGTGGCTCGATTACACAATCCTAAACTACAGCGCAGCAGCGCTAGAGGAAGCGATTCTCTACCAAGCGTGGAGGCACGAACTTCCCAACCTTGACGACCACGACGTAAACCACGAGTGCGATTTCTAACCGACCCGGTCACGGAGAGTGGGCAACCACTCTCCGTGACCCCCCCTCGGGGGCGGGCGCACGCTGCCCGCTACTCGTTCCTCGTAGCGTGCGCCCGCTGAGTGTGGTGGTAGCTTTTGGCCACTTAGAGTGAACATCATTGTTTCCTCAATTTGCTCTCCCGCCTTGACTCAGATTCGGAACGCTAGTAGGTTTGTCCTTGTTGGAGCGCAACCGGCGCACCTCACCTGAAAGGTTCCACGATTATGCCGAATTACTCACTAGACGCAGAGGGCAAGGCGCTACGCCTTAGCCTCATTGAGGCTCACGCCAGCGGCGAGGCGCGATCTGTTCACTCAATAGATGCCCTAATGCCCCTTATCCTAGCCCTAGACTCTATGGAATGGACTCAGAGCCTATCCTTAGTCCGTATGGGATTCCCGCACGCTATCGTAGGCGTGACCACATTTGCCAATGCGGTGGACGTATTCGCAGAGTCTCAGGATTACCTCGATTGGCCCGACCGTTGGGTAAACGACATAATCCGCAACATCGCCCACGACTACCTGTAGGGGCCGGTCGGGTCACGGAGGGTGGGCAACCACTCTCCGTGACTCCCCCTCGGGGGCGGGCGCACGCTGCCCGCTACTCGTTCCTCGTAGCGTGCGCCCGCTGGGTCTGGTGGTAGCTGGTGGCCACTTAGAGTGAACCTATTCTTTTGCTCAAATCGTTAGCAGAAGTTGACTCAAAACCGAAACGCGATTAGTTTTGTCCTTGTTGGAGCGCAACCGGCACTCCCAACCTAAGGGGACAAAATGGACAACATCGAAACCGTTCGCCACTTGCTAGATTTTCATCAGGATTCATTTACTATGCCATTCCACGATGAATGGAAACTAATGCGTGCCATTATGTTTCGTAACTTTTGGGAAGCAAATTGGGAAAACAAAATGACGCTTATCGGTTTTGCGGTGAGCGTTATCAACCCTCAGACCGCCGATGATTATCAGGTCATTATGAATAACCCCGAGGGATACTACGAAGCGATGGCTGTCGGTATGCTTAGCCACATAGAATCCTCAGGTATCTTAGATTTCGACCTTGATGAGTTTTGTATCGACCAGCACGACGACTGCCGGGAATCTCGCCCCGAGGCTGCCTAGCGGCCTCGGAGAGTCGGCAGAAGCCCCCCGCAAGGGGGGCTTTTTCGCGCCCGGAAACCCATCGGGCTGGCGTGCCTCACGGCACCTCACAAAAAAATGTGAGGCACGCCAGCGTTGAGTGGTGATAGCTTTTGGCTACTTAGAGTGAACCTATTCTTTTCCTCAATTTGCCTCTATAACTTGACTCAAATAGGTAACGCGATTAGTTTTGTCCTTGTTGGAGCGCACCCCGCACTCCCGATCTAAGGGGAAAAAATGGAGACCATCGAAACCGTTCGCCACTTGCTAGATTTTCACTTTGGCGGCTTACTTGATGTCAAAGAATGGAGACTTATGCGCTTTATTGAGTCTCGAAACTTTTGGGACGCGGACTGGGCGGATAAAACTGCTCTAATCGGTTATGCCGTTGAGGCGCTTGACCCTCAAACGGACAGGGATTACATGGCTATCATTCAGAACCCCGAGGGGCATTACGAGGCTATGGCCGCAGGGATGCTTATTTTCGTTGAGGGCGATGACTCTATAGAGTTCGATAGCGACGAGTTTTGCTACAGCGGGCATCACGACTGCCGGGAAGACCGCCCCGAGGTCGCCTAGCGGCCTCGGAGAGTCGGCAGAAGCCCCCCGCAAGGGGGGCTTTTTCGCGCCCGGAAACCTATCGGGCTGTCGTGCCTCACGACACCTCACATAAATGTGAGGCACGACAGCAAAGGCTGGTATCGGTATTAGATAAACTTAGAATAAATAACCAAATAGACTTGACTCGCAGGCCATCAGCTAGTAGTTTCTAACTATGGAAACCAACCCCGAGCAAAGGAAAACTATGAAACTATCTAACGTGTGGTTCAAGAATGTTCGCGAAGATAGTTTCGCAGAGGTGGCCGCAGGGCTACTCGGCGTGACCCTAATAACGCTAGGATTCCTAGCCCTAATAGGTCTAGGCGCTCTAGTCATCACACTAATCGGAAAGGTAATCTGATGAACCGTCGTTTCGATAGCGTAGAGGTATTCTTTAGTCTCCAAGATAGGTGGAGGCAGGTCTTCCCGTATCTGCTCGGCATCTCGGCGTTCATAGTCCTGCCGATTGTCGCAGCGTGGATTGAGTCTCTCAACTTCTAGTTCGTGGCCCCCCCCGCATAACCCGTTGGGTTTGCTGAAGGCATTACGCCCGCATACGGGGCGTGGGGGGCCGCCATTATCGCAAAGCCCGCTCTGCCCCCTCAGAGCGGGCTTTGTTGCGTTCAGGGCTGGCGCTCCAAATCGCCTCCGGCGATTTGGAGCGCCAGCATTGCTCGGTATCAGTTCTAAAATAAAATAGAATAAATACCTTCTCCGGCTTGACTCGTAGGCCAATAGCTGGTAGTTTCTCTCTTGTAAGCAAGTCGCCTAACCGAAAGGCTCCAACGTGAATCCTGAACAAACTCAAGCCATAAGAAGCGCTCTAATAAATCGCACCGATTCTATCGCCCATAAGATAAGCAATGACTCTAATGTCGTCGCCATTATCTCTCACGTTCTAAGAGTCGCCGCAAAAAATGGCGATAGAGAAATAATCGCCGCTATTGCCTACGGCTACGCTCCGGTAACTACGGCTGATGCGTTGGTAAACCTGATGGAGGGCGTGATTATCTAGTCCGCTCCGCAAGGCCGCACGCTCGCCCTGATGCCGGTTGCTCAGGGCGGGCGTGCCTTTTTGCTCGTTCCTCGCAAAAAGGCACGCCCGTGTCAAGTCGTCTTAGGTTTTATGTTAGGTGGAATAAACGCTCGGGCCGACAGCTACTCAAAAAGTTTCTAGAAAAACTCTCGCTCCAACTTGACTCACTTAGTAGGGAGGAGTAGATTTATCTCTGTTGGAGCGGAGACTTTCTACTCTAACTACCTACTAAGAAAAGGAAAGTGCCAAATGCCCGTAGATGAGTTTATTGACGCTAGCGATGTTCAGGTATCGCCCCGAGGTCGAAAGAAAATCCTAATCCCCGACCTACTCGCAACACTAAAGAAAGTAACCGCAAAGCAAGGCGTATCTCTCAAAGGTACGTTCGGTGAGGTTGCTAAGTCTGACCGGCCAACGGTTGCGGCGACTATCCGCAAGCATTGGAGCGAGGTTCAGGCTTCAGAGTGCCGTATTGACTTTTCGCCTGAGGGATACGCTCAGGTAAGAATCCGCTAACCCCCTTAGCGGAATACGGGAAAGCCCCTGCCGTGAGGCGGGGGCTTTCCTATGCGCTGGCGCTCCAAATCGCCTCCGGCGATTTGGAGCGCCAGCATTATCTGGTATCGCTAACAAAAATAAATAGAATAAATACCCGCTCCGGCTTGACTCGCAGGCCGTGAGCTGGTAGTTTCTCATTTGTACCCAAGCCACCCAACCGAAAGGCTCTCCCAATGGACATCGCGACTAGCGCAGAAGCATACGAAAAAAAACTTAAAGACGCGATCTTTAACTTTTTTCACTATCAGGCAGGTTTCCATTATCCGATAATGGAAAGGGTTAAAGACCTCAAATCGGCTGTTGAGGCCATAGCCATTCGACTAGGAATAAGCGAGTTACGCCTAGACGCATTTAACTACCCGCACAATGCCGAAGCCCTAAAAATAGAGGGAGAGCAAGAGGGCTTGAGAATCGCTCTCTGCCTTCTAGTGGGGGAGCCTATCGCAGACGAGTTACAGGGACTCGCCTATGCGTGGGCAGCGCAGACAATCCGAGACATCGAACGCACGTTTAAGGGGCTGGATAACTAAGCCACCCCGCCTTAGCAATAAAAGCCCCTACCGGCAACGGTGGGGGCTTTGCTATGCGCTGGCGCTCCAAATCGCCTCCGGCGATTTGGAGCGCCAGCATCTCTTGGCTTGGCATTGTAAATAAAATAGAATAAATCCCCGCTCCGACTTGACTCGCAGGCCAATAGCTAGTAGTTTCTCTTTTGTAAGCAAGTCACCTAACAGAGAGGCTCCACCGAATGAACGAGCAAGAGCGTAATCTACTAACAGAAACGCTAGAGGTAAGCGTACAGGCAATGTTTAACCTTCACGAGTTGGTCGTCAATGGCGACCCCGACTCTATCCGTCACGCCATAACGGGTGTGCTTCTTATGTCACGCGCCTTTGACGCTCTCGGCCCCGCCATTATCGCCCGAGCGCTAGATTTAGGCGTTAGTCACCTAGAGGTGACCGAACTCCTCGGGATTAGCCCCGAGGAAGTCGTAGACGCAATGGATTGGGACTCCATCACCCCCGAGGATTTCGCCTAACAGCGAGCCTCCAAAGGCCGCACGCTCGCCCTGATGCCGGTTGCTCAGGGCGGGCGTGCCTTTTTGCTCTCGCAAAAAGGCACGCCCGTGTCAAGTCGTAGCGGTATTTACATTTTATGGAATGTGCGCAAATGATAAGTTTCTTGAGGTAATAATGACGTACAGAAATTGACTGGGAACGGCATCGCGATTAGTTTGGTCTTTGTCAGCAGGGAACGGCAAGGTTCCCATCGTAACTATCGGGCAACGGCCCAAGAATCGAGGTGATTATTATGCCAGCAGATGAATTTCTACCTGCTGATGCCGTACAGGTATCCCCGCGAGGGCGCAAGAAAATTCTTATTCAGGATTTGCTTGACACTCTCTCGAACGTCACACCCGAGCAGGGTGTTGCGCTTAAGGGAACCTTTGGAGTAGTCGCCAAGAGTGACCGCCCGACGGTAGCAGCAACGATTCGGAAGCACTGGTGCGTTATACAAAGCGGCGAATGCCGTATTGATTTCTCACCGGAGGGATACGCGCAGGTGCGTATCCGCTAGCGGATGAATCGTATCAGTAGCGCCCCCCGCTTGCTACGGGGTGCGAGGTGCCAGCGGCAATCCCGATAGCCGCAGCCGTAGGGGGAGAGGTGCGAACCTCTCCCCCGAATTACTCTAGCTCAAGGCCCGCTCTGCCCCCTCAGAGCGGGCCTTGTCGCGCTCGGGGCTGGCGCTCCAAATCGCCTCCGGCGATTTGGAGCGCCAGCATTGCTTGGGGTTAGATAAATAAATAAATAGAATAAATACTCGCTAAGGCTTGACTCGCAGGCCGTTAGCTAGTAGATTTCAGTATGTAATCAAGTCCCCTAGTCCGAAAGGCTCATAATGACTTCTCCAAAACTCAAAGGCTGTTATTTTGTTCATCGCCTAGGCGGTAACGGCTTAGTCTGTCACGACTGTTTTCACAATGACCCCCGAGCCAAAGGCGGTAGTTACATACCCCTAATCGTTCGCAGGCAGACCATCAAACAGCGCAAGGAATCAGATTTTTACTACAACGACAAATGCTGCCTATGTGAGAAGCAGTACGTCTAAGTTCCGCAAATCCTCGGGGGGAAACCCCCGAGGCTACGGAGTGGGCTGTCGTGCCAAAATCGCCGCAGGCGATCCTGGCACGACAGCATCTAGTGGTGTCAAATAATGAGGCTTTTTTAGTAGGTTAGTTATTGAGAATAAAAATAAAAGAATGAGCAGAAGTGGACTCAATAGCTCTAGGCCGGTAGTCTGTTCTTTGTCAGGTAATCCGGTAAAGTTCGGATTCTTCGAAACACTAAGAGCAACGGCTCAAGACGGGAGGTGATTAGACAAATGAACGATGAGTTCATTTCAGCGGATTCCGTACAGGTTTCCCCACGAGGTCGTAAGAAGGTTCTTATTGTAGAACTTCTTGAGACTCTTGCGAAGGTTACCCCCAAGCAAGGCGTAGCCCTCAAGGGGACATTCGGCGCTGTCGCCAAAAGCGACCGGCCTACGGTGTCCGCAACCATTCGCAAGCATTGGGCGGAGGTTCAAGCGGGAGAGTGCCGCGTAGACTTCTCGCCCGAGGGTTTCGCCCAAGTACGGGTGAGAGCCTAGCCTGCGATGGTTACTAGTAGCGGGTAGGGGAACAAGCCCCCGACCCGAAGGGAAGGCAGGCACCGAAGGTCTGCGGCGAATAGGGGAGGGGCGACGGCCCCTCCCCTTGACGCGTCCGCTTCAGGGCTGGCGTGCCAAAATCGCCTCCGGCGATTTTGGCACGCCAGCATCTCTTCGTCTTATCTCAACAATAAACTGGAATAAATAAGCGAATAACTAACGGCAACAATAATCAACAATAATAATCTCAAACATCTCTATGCGAAAACATTATGTAGAACTATTCCCCGGATCAAAATTTTGGTTTTTTCTTTTTTAGTTTGCCAATGCGAGACAAGCGGGAGAGTGTGCTAGGGTGGCCTTATCGGTTCCACCCCTTACCCCCGACTAATCGGGCCTAATAGATAGGAAATAAAAATGGAGAATAGAGAAGAAGTATTTATTCCTAGTAGTGTTAGACAAGCAAGAATCTTTGAGTTAGAGAACTATTCTAACTTTGAGTTAGCAGAAGTGATTACTTCTTTAGAAATGACTGTTGTAGAGAAAGATGTTGAGATTGCCAGAATAACAAGAACTATGGAAGAGATACACAAAAAACTAAATAATCTTTATGACTTAGAAGAACAAAATGCTCAACTAAAGAGAGTGCTTATTGTTGTAAATAACAAACTAGATGGTTTGTTTGAGTTGACGGGAGATTTTATTCAATGAGAAATCTATTTTGGTTTCAGGTAGTACTAATGATGGGTTCTGTTCTTGCCGGATACCTTATGGGTAAAGGTAAGAAAGATGGAAAGATAGCAGACTTAGAGTTTGAGATTGACATTCTCAAATCAGAAGCAGAAAGTGCTTGGCATCAACTTTATGTTCAGACTTACGGTAATAAGTCTGAAGTAAAGTTGGCTGAAGAGTCATCATTAGAAAACAGCATAAAGAATCACCCCGCTAATGGAAATAAAGAATACCTAGCCTATAAAATAAATGAACACTTTGGAAAGGACTTCTAAATGAAAACACTAAGACTATTTACAATGATAATCGGTATGGAATGCGATGAAGGAAAAATGCTTACAGATAGAGAAATGGAAGATTTAGTTACCGCTCAAATGAGTGGGATTCTAAATGATGAAACTAATCTCGTAAATGTTGGAGTTAGCGTAAAAGACGTAAACTTCTAAATAAGATTAGGGGAGAGGTTGGGGGTTTCACGTTCCCTCAGCCTCTCCCCTTTTTTTTGTCTAATAGCTGTTGGCCTGTTGTTCCAAAACAGCCTGCGGCTGTTTTGGAACAACAGCCTCCTCTGGTGCGATAACAAATGGGATGTGTAATAAATACCGCACACACAAACATCAACATCAGACAGCCACATTAGGCGGTCGTCCCTTTTTGCGACGAAGGAGCAAAAAACGACCGTTTTATCTGGTGTTAGATGTTGGGGTTATTTTAACGTCTACCTATTTGGAAATAAATAAACTTTATATTTTCTCGAGTTTTTGATTCTAAAACTGAAAAAAGAAACTTTTTTTTACTGCGTTAAATGAGGGCAAAAAAAATACTCCAGATTCGGCTGCCACAAAAGTGACAGTCTAACCTTGGAGTAATTACTTGCTGGTAGATATATGAGTTTAGACTAGAGGATAAATTCTTCAAATCCCGTCTAAACTATTTGCGGGGATATAACGGTTAGTATTTATTGTTTTAATTACTCTAAGAATAGAGGAAAACAATAGAGTCCCGAATTTATGAAAAGATATTTTTCTTTTTTATTTATGGAGTTAAAGAATGCCACAATTGTTGAGGATATTTGCGGGCAATAACTGAATACAACAAATACCGCCAACAATTATCGCCAACTTACCTATAAAGAAACATTATATGTAAAAAACGCCAGCGGAACAAATTTTGACTTTTTCTACAAAAACACAAATAAAATAATTTAATATCATATTTGCGGAGGGAGATACTCAACCTCTAACTTTACAATAATCTTGATATACTATACATATGAACCAAACACCAACAAAACCCATAACCGGCGGGTCTAAACGACTCTTATATTCTCCTAGTAAGGGTTATATAAGGGAGTGTTTTATATTAAATTCTTTTATATATAGGCGAATATCATCTACAAACAGCTAGAAATAGCCTATTCTATATCAAAAAACTCTCAAATAGAATACACATTACGGCACAGCAGACCCCCGTCATTAGTTCCGTTATCATAGCGGAACCTTGTTCTCTGTCTTTATGTTTGTTTTAACTAACTTTTGTTATTAGTATGCTTAGGGTTATTATGAATAGTATTGTTATTATCGTTAACATTCTTTTCTCCTTGTTGGTAGGTATCTTTTTTGGCTTGCCTCTTATCTTATTCTCTTACTAGGGAGATATGATATCCCAATGTCCCGCCCGAATAACAAAGGCCATCAGCTAGCCTTCTAGACCCCTTAGATTCTATTCTATATAGGGATATTAGACTCTCTAAAAACCCCCGAAAATAACAATATGATTGTAAAATAGTTTTATTAATATCCTAACGATATATAGTTTACAGATTATGGATATACTTAGAATATAAAAAGTAGAAATAGGGCGGGAAACCTTTCCCATTATCTTAAGAAAAGTAAGACAACAAACAACTCTGGTTAGTAAACACTATTACAACAAATAGTGCAGGTTTCCCATCACGACAGAAAGGAAAAAACCCGCTAGCCCTATTTCAACATCTTTAAAACACCACATTGCTTACATTAAATACTAAGCCTCATCTGTAAAGTTATTCATAGTCTCAGCTTCAATATGATATTGAGCAGTAGCATCCATTAATACAATATCCGCAATTTCTATATCAAGAAGTGCAGCCATTCCACTAGCACACGAATGTGAAAGATTAACTAGACACCCAAGCATAATAAGTCTATCTACAGGGTTGGAATCTAGAATTACATCTACTTCTTTAAGTAGCCCAACAACCATTTCTGTATCTTCCATAGACCTAGCCATTAACAATGCTCTAGATAAATCTGAATACTCAGACTGTTTCTTCAATGATTCTTTAGTTTCGTGATTACTCATCATTTTCTTTTTCCTCTAAATCTAACCCGCTATGTTTGTCTAATACCCAACCACACAAAAAGAGAAAAATATCTCTCTTTTCTTGGCCTGATAGATTACTAAAATCTGAAGTTGCTCTCGCTAACTGAACAGATTTATAACTTTCTTTACTATCCCAATCTGGATGAATTGGTTGTACATCTGACTCCAATAAGTCTTTGAGAATAGCATCGAGCCATAAGATATGAGAATAGCCCTCACTCATTTTCACTGTTCCATTCTTGCTTTATTTCATCAAAATGATCTTGACATAAAGCATAGGCAATATCGAAAGTAATCTCAGGAACTCCACCATAGGTAAATACGTCAATCTCAACATTGTCTATAAAAACATTAAACATATTACCACCATACCAAACAATATGAACAGAGCCATTAGTCTCCTCAAAAAGTTCGTCAAGGATTGAATCTTTAAATATCACATATGTGTCATTATTAAATATACTCATTACTTACCACTCATTTCTATTAGACGTTCGATACCCTCATCATAGGTATCAACAATAACCCCAAAGTCTGGTTCATTGATTATATTGATTTCAAACCAGTTATTATTATCAGTAATATAGCCACCCTCACAAGCATAGACTTTCTTCAAGTCATTGTCATTCAATGGTTTACGATAATTATCTCTAGCCTTACCATCATACATACCCACATAATTACCATCTTCATCTACCATCATAATCTTAATCTCACCACGAGCATATAATTCATAATCAATAGTATGAGCAATTAAACCATCATACCAATAACTATCTATATGCTCATCATCAATCTTAGGCTGGACAATAACTACATTACCATTACTCATTTTTCTCCCATTTCTTTAAGTGTAGCCTCAATAGGAAACAATGCCGAAACAAACTCAGAGTTCTTAGGCTCAACTTTATCTCTATTCTTACGATATTCTTCTAACGTCATAGTTTCTGGATAACTAGTCCAAATCCAATCGTCACCCATTATGTTAACTCCTTTGGTATGCTTAAATAAGTCCAATCACTAGTGGCTTGGTTTGCTTCTACTAATAACTCAAATGCTTTATTCAATAAATCTAAATCAGGCAAGTTAGAACGCAAGTTTTGTTCGTTAGTATAAGGTACATATGCTACACATAAAACTTCCCCACAATCATAACATTCTAATCCTTGTAACCCTTGTGTATCTTCATCATCAATAGCCCAACGGGTATCAGAATTTACCTCAAATACATCTAACGAATCTATATTCTTTTTCGGAGTACATTCAATACAGGTAAACATTCCCAAGTTGTGGGACTGATATCCATACACACCCCAATTATTCTCAAACATAACCATTGACTTATAAGTAACGCCACTCATATTATTCACTACCTTTCTTATTAAACTCTGGAGCATGAAATAACAATGAAGCAAAAGAATTAGCCTCAATGCAATCAGCAATATCATCAAAAGAAGTACCCATATCATTAAGACCAGCTAGAATCTTTTGAGTAACATCAGCAATACCTAAATCATGAAGAATATCATTATCTAGCAAGGTACCACTCTGATTTGTATAATTACTTCTAAGGTCTAAATTTCCATCTTCAAACCAAACATTGTTAGGAGTTATATCACACAATACTCCAAGACAACAATATTTATCATCTAAAGTTCTTAAGGCTTGCATACCTTGCTCATATTCTTTACTTCTTAAATTAAGAATCCAATCTTGGATAGTATAGTGGTTAGTTCTATTCTCATTGTAAATATTATGAGCAACACATACTAAATCTTCTTCACATTCACATTCATATATATCAGCAACAGTATTAAAAAGTCTGCCATATGCATCTGAATTGTATATATCTGTAATATCTTTCATATTAGAACCCTTCTCTTTGTGCCAACTCAGGAATATCTTTTACAAGACTAGCAAAAGAATTAGCCTCAATACAATCAGCAATCTCATCAAAAGAAATACCTATATCATTAAGACTCGCTAAAATTCGCTGAGTCCAATCTTCAATACCTAACGCATCAATTATATCTTGAAGCAAGAATATTCCATTGCCATCACTAATAACATTTAAGATATATGTTTCTTCAGTTGTATCTTCAAGCCAACCCTTAGGCGCAACAATATCAGCCAATACACCAAGACAACAATAACAATCATCATCAGTTCTAAGATTTTCCTTACCTTGAAGATAATCACCACTTCTTAAGCGTTGAACCCAATCAGCAATAACATCATGATTAGTACGATTCTCATCATATATATTATGAATTAAACATACTTCAGTTATTGAACATAGACAGGCAGTAATATCACCTGCATTAGTAAATGCTACACGAATCTTTGATGTTATAACATCATTTGCCATATCTTATACACTCCCCAATGTTGAACTATTCGAATAGTATTCTTGCTCTTTTCTCATCTTATTCCTAAACTCAGTCTTAGTTTTAATATTAGAGTTAGTTTTCATTCCAACATATTTATAGACATCTTCTTGAGTTAGAAGAATAGGAACTAAATCATTAGTCTCTTTGTCAACATAATTAAACAAGGAACCAACAATATCTTGATGAATCTCAGTCCTACGCCAAAACTCATCTTTATTCGCTTCACTAATATTAGGAACACCAATAGCCATAGCAGTAAATACTAATACTTTAGGAATAGCAGTTAAATCTTCCTGCTCCCCAAACATATCAGTAACCTTATGCCACAACGTATCTTTATCTACATCACAATTTGTAAAGTTAAAGTTTAAACTCAATTTGCTATCCTATCTATTAGACATTTTGTACATTCTCCACACTCGCAACCATAAACATAACTATCTAACTCTTTATCACAAACAACACAAACTAGAGTTTGAAGAACTCTAGCTTTATCGCTATCATACCATTCATCTGTATTGAATATAATATCGTTCAATAACCATTTATTTCCATCGGCGCAACTAAAACACCAATACTCTTCATTAATAACAACACATAAAGGTTTATACTCAAACTCTTTCATATCATCTCTTTTCTATTATAGGTTTAAAGCATTTTCAATAATATCGACAATCTTATCAAATTCTTCTTGCGCTTCAGGAACATAAAAAATGACTCCTGATTCCATATATATAATACTTTTCTCTGGACAATGTCTTTGCCAACTAAAAGTAACTAAATCATCTGCTAATGCAATAATGTCTTTTTGTGATATTTCCATTGCTTCCTCTTTCTATTTATATTTATAGGGTACTCCTGATGGGATTCGAACCCATATATCTTTCGATCATTGATTTTAAGTCAATTGCGTATGCCATTCCGCCACAGGAGCAAAAACTAATAGGGAGAGGTTTCTCTTGAAACCTATTCAACACATATTGAGGTTTTCTAGCATCATAAGGTATTCTTGTATTCAACCTCTAGCATCTTATAGGCTATATACATCACTATATATATACCTCACATTAAGTCACGAATGTACATTTCGTGACCCCTATTAAATTTTCAATACTTACTCATTCCATTCAACGAATGAAATATCTTTATTGGCTCTAATTGAATTAGCGAAAACAACTCCAACAGAATCACCTGAAACAATACTTCCAAACAAAGCATTAGTAACTGGATGATAAAGATATGTTGCTCCACTTAAAAAAGATATAGCCATATTGTTTGTATTAGGGTCAAACTTAATAACATCTATATTACTACTATCAGTAACAGTAACTATTCTAGTAAATGAAATAGGTATATTGTTATTCATTATAGTCTGCATCTACAATTGTCCAAGACGCTTCTTTACCACTAAACAGAACTCCAGTAGAACCATCTAGCAATAAGGTAATAATAGTTCCACTTTGTTCAGTAACAGCAATAAATCTATTTCCATGCTTTTCTATTACTTTCCTTGCTCTATCTCCAATTACACCATCATTAGGTGTAACAATTGCGTGTTTTGTAAGCTCCATTTTTATCTCCTTAGTTAAAATGTATAACGATTGTCATTATGGACTGTATTCTTAATTACTTTTAACATCTTAGTTAATT